GACAGCCACGGTCCTAGGCGAAATCACAGTCGCAGTTTGATAGGCAATGTTGACAACAAATTTTCCTGTCTCACGATCATAACGGCGCCCATGCCTAATTATTCTGAAATGCTCAATGCGGCGACTAACCAAACTCAAAAACCCCCACTGCAGATTCAGGCATCATCTTCAAAGTTGCAAAAACAGCTAGGTTAACGCCCCAGAAGACGTCGTCATGCGTGCCGTTCGGATGGCTCAGCATTATGGCGCCATCTTTTCTGAGCACATATCTTTCAACATTTAATTCGCTGCAAACATCGCTGCGGTATGGCTTCTCCCAGACAAGATAAGGAAAGAACAATTTCTGATTAAGCATCCTCTGCTTCAACAAACTCGACATCTCACTCTTCCTGGAAACCGAAAAAACAACCCCCTCAGAATTTTGAATTCCAGCATCCTCCATATCCGCGATGACGCTTGGACCTTCCTTAGTGATGTCGACACGAATCTTCTGAAAACCACCCCAACGATCCTGCAAGGTCTTAACATAACCGAAAACATTAGCATACTTTGTTGGTTGACTGAAAATCTTCAAATGCCTCAAAAACAACACATCATTAACGCGTTCAAGAACCACAAAAACACAGAAATCCCGAACCTGCGCCAAATCCAACCCGCCGAAAAGATTACCCTGATAACCCTTCTCAGGATCCCAAGGCTGCAAGTCCTCACCACAATTCTTCTGAGTACCAATACAAGACACAATCAGACTCTGAGGCAGCCACACGTTCTCATCCTCAGCCCACTCAGCCTCCATCTCACGCCGCCACCGAGACGGATCCTCACCAAACTGCTTACGAATCTTATCCAAGATGCCATTCCTTAATGGACCGTTAGGCTCAACAGCCCGCTCCCAGCTAACATGATGCCTAGCAAAATCACTGAAATCCTTATGATTACACATCTTCCAGAACAGACTGTCAGTGTTCCAAGGCGTGCTCGTACAAATCAGCTTGCCATTCGTGGTCCCAAGAGTGAACAAAATTGAGTCATACAAGTCGGAGTCATTAGCTGTGAAGTTGCTTTCATCCCACCAGATGGCATGAAGCGTTGGACCGCGAATAGTCTCGGGATTATTCGGAAACGCCTCAATGACTGACCCGTTCTTGAAACGCAGAACCGTCCTCTGCGGCTTAAGATACTTGTCAGCAGGAATTTTTCGAAGAAAATAGCTGATCCGCCTGATATTCAGTTTTGTCTGACGCCAAGAAGGCCCAACAACAGCAATGTACGTGTCAGGATTATTCAACGCATAATTCAAGAGCAAAGCTGAGACTACAAAACTCTTACCGCTCTGCCTGCACCAACGAGCAGCCAAAAACTGATTCTCCTGAAACAACGTGATAAGCTCTTTCTGATATTCCGTGGGTTCGAAGCCCAGTATCTGGCGGAAGAACTCGGTAGGGTTGGTCTTCAACTCTTCAACTTGCTGACCGAGAGAATCCTCGATGACCTTAACATTCTTGTGAAGGTCAGCGCGGTCAGAAATCCATTCACTTGGCCGCAACGCTCGGGGTTCTCTTCGCCAGCTCCGCATACTTCTCCTTCAACTCCAAAAGCTTAGCCTCAACACCACGATAGTCCAGATAATCCGCCAGAATGTCCTTGTAAGTCCGAGCCAAAGTCGCAACCACCTGCAGCCTCTGAACCTCAACCTTACTCAGACCAGGACTACAAGCAACCTCGAGGGCTCCAGCGAGCCGCTTTAGCGCCTCTTCAATGCTGGGCAAATCCTTAGGCATAGGAATAGAAGTAGATGTCCTAAGGCGCTTAGTGTCATCTACTTCTAACCCCAGACGCTCACACTTCTTCAGAACCGCAGCATACGTCTTCTTCATCTGGGCAGCGATAACGTCTACAGGAACCTTCGAATCAACCGATGACCTGAGATGCTTTTCCTCATCAAGAGTCCAAGGCGTACCCTTAGGCATGTTTCGTCATCACCTCAAGCAAAATCCAAAGCAGGACAACCAAAGTCGCAATCTGTGTGCTCAACCCGAGAAAGGCAATAGCAAAGAAAAGAATGAAACAATAGAAAGCCCATAGCAGCAACCTTCCCCTAAGCTTTGGTTCCAAAGAAAGCACCCAGAATCGTCCCAATGACTAAACTGATGGCTGCAAAAATCTCGCTGCTGAAAGATTTCACGACCACCATGTGTAACGCTTCAAGACTGGAGAGGCTGACTAAGGCAATAATGGCGAACTCTACGCCTAATATCAGCCTCGGACTAGGCGGCTCTAACCTAGTTCGCGACTTGCCTCGCCTGTCTTCAACAACTATTTTCCTAGTGAGAGCCTTCTCCAGCCAATCTCTCATTTTCTCACAACCAGCCTGTCCCGTTTATAGTCAGCAACTTCATAGCGCCTGAGCCACACGGATTTCACGGCTTTTTTGGCAACAATCGACACATCCTGGATTAAAGAAACGGGAATCCTCGTAGCGTGCCAGCACTGCTCTCTTTCGATGTAATTCTTGCCCAGGAGAATATGTTTCGGGTTGCCCTCTAAGCCTAAAAAAATACCCCACTCATTAACCAGGTACTCGGGCTTCTTGTGCTCTGTTATCGGTCCAGAACAGTCTGAAGCGTCGTACCAGTCAACCCTGATGAAGTCACCTTTCTCAAACGTTTTCAGCTGCTTCAAAACTCTACCGTTCAAGGCTAAGCCCTCGCAATCTTATACCTGGCAACATTCGCAGTCTTGACCTTCAAAGCATACAAATAGTCAGCCAACAAAGGCGGCTCCTTACCCAGCTCCAGCGTAGTCTCCAAAGTCTGACTTTCGGCGATCAAACGATATTCAGCGGCTAGGACACGGTAGTATCCGTCAATGTTCTCGTTGGGCAGACTGATCAGAATCTTATCGCCCGCAAGAATCGGCGTGGTGCCGTAATCGATGACGTCGCTCGTTACTCTAATGTACTCGGCTGGATTGCTCAAGTTGTCATGCAATGCTTTGGCTCTGAGCAAACATTCATTATCACTGTGTAATTCCTCGTCCGTTTCGGCGTACTCCCGTGACCCCGAGCCATATGTGGCGTTCCACCGCTTTGTGTTGAAAAAGAAATTATCAACCCAGAAACTACCCGTGCCAGTGCCTGGAAAATCCATCTCCCACAAGATTTCGCTAACCGCCTTCCAGTTGAAGCTGGGCACATCGCTGCCCTGCCACTCATTTGCATATTTCTTGCCTACATTGAATTTCTGAAGAACCCACTTGTCAGCCTGAACCTGAAACTCCCGCCAAATCGTTCTCGCATTATCATCCTTAAGCATCACAGCCGCTTGTCCACTGAAAGCCGATTCCCGGCGAATCTGAAAAACCAAGCTCGGCCAATCGTCACAATCAGGTCTCAAGACAAAAGGAAAAACCAGACGCAGCATACCAAAATAATCCGACACATTTGTGGTATGCTTAATGGAGTATGACCCCACAGCCTTAACCGCGTTGTCAAGAGAGACGCTTCCTGACCCGGTCGCGCTGATCCAATCGTCTGTCTCGTCGCCATTAATGTCAAGAGTCTCAGTGTATGCATCACCGTCAAGAGGACCCTTTTTCTCTGCTGCACCATAAACGTAGATTTTGTCACGCTTTGTGAAAATGCTCTTCCGATATTCACTGACTTCAAGACGCTCTGAAAGGCTCACTGAAGAAGTTTTGGTGTTCTTCGGAAAGAACATGAATTTGCCGTCAGCTCTAACCCGAAAATCGTAGCCTATGACTCCCGCTTTGTCCGCAGTCTTGGCAATGAACTTGATAATGTCAAAAACAGGCGTGTTCTCATAATCTAGCTTGGTGTAAGTCGTGTCAGTGTCTTCTATGAGGTCAGTCGGGATCGCAACCATCAGTGAACAGTCATCAATATAGAACTCAGCTTGCCAATTGCTTGCGAACTTTATGCCTTCTATATTGGTAATTGGAAAACCAAAGACATTCATGTGGTAAAGGATGTCATTCTTTATCCACGTTCCCTGCGGGTTCATCGCAAAGCCATAATCGTGCTCCTGCCCACCATCATGTATGATGTAAGTACCGCAATACTGCGCTCCATAAGCGTAGCACCACACGTAGAATTCCTGAACCGCACTCTTGGGAACAGGCGTACCCAGCATCTGCTTCACCCACATGACGTTGCCAACATTGGGGAACTTGACTGCTTTTGCTCCCGAATGCACGTGTTCAGTGCTTATCTGTGGTTGCCCCACCACTCCATACTTGGTCCAGCCAGTCCAGTCGCCCTCCCAACTTCCATTCACAATCTGCTCTGTTGGAGACCCTGGGACTCCTACATGGTTGAGCCCCACGTAGTTATCGATAAGGTCTTTTACGATGGCTTCGCCCTTCTGGTTTTCATAAGTTTTTGTGACCAGTCTTCTGAACAGTTTTTCTCCCCAGCAGCGCCCTAACACTCGCAGATACTTTTCGCCACGAGCATCAGACAAAGCCTTAATCTCTTCAACCGTCAAAGTCAAAACCGCTGGACAATTGGCGCCTCTACCCAAGCTGATGCTGCCATCACTGCCCACCGTAATCGGATAGGTTCCACCTGGGACTGTACTTCTTATCCCAATTCCGCAGCAAACACTCAAAACTGCTAACCTCATCAGTGCAGCCCAAATGCACGAGCAATTCAACGACGTCACCCTGAGGAGGAGTCACAGAACCAAACACAGGAGCACACGCAGGCAAGGAAACGCTCAATACTCAACCCCTCGACGATAATACTCCTGTTCACCAGCTCGCCGAATCGACCGCCCAGAACCAGACACCTCAGACGCAGCCTCATTGAAGCCCTGAACACTAGCCGTCGCAGAATTCATACTGTTAGCGAAACTCCACATAGCCGCCGCAGCAGCTATAATCACAGCGATGCCAACACCCGTCAAAGCTAGAAAAGTCGCGTAACTGATGTTAAGCGCATTCTGCGCTGCAGTCGCAATCCAGCAAGCAGCCGCATAAATCTTCTGAACGACGGCTACACCCCAACTCGTTCTCAGAAACATGCCCAGAACAGTGACCACCATCATCGTCGTGTTCACAACTTTAGCCTGCTCATCATTCAAGATGCCAAACTGATGGGCAATGTGACCGATGGCTACTCCAGTGGCGCCTATTCCAGCAATTGCCGAGCCCACAGATTTGATTCTGGCAGTTAAACTTTCAGCTTCAGTTTGAATTCTGCTGAAAGCGGCGCTCGCATGGTTCACAGCTCTGACGGTAACAACTATCTCACGAAAACTCATGTCGAAGTCTCCCTGACGGCTTCTTCAACCGCCGAGGCAAGCAAAACCTCAAGCTGAGAATCATACTGCTCAACCGCCTGCGACAGGAAGCGCTTAGATTGAATGCGACTGGTTCCGAACTCTTGAAACTCTGCATAAGGAGCAGTGGCGCCGAATTTCAGTTCCCAACCTTGGACCCGACTGAAAATACTGTCTCGAAGTCGACCTGTTCGCACCACGGTAACAAGTTCATTTCTGTTTTTAGAGTCGTTAGTCACCACGTTGTTTGCGGCTTCATTTGTGGGAGAAGAACTAAACCTATTCAC